CCCTAACATAATAGATAGTATACTAAACCTTCTATTAAAGTTAGCTCCACCTATATGTACATGAACACCACAAGTTTTATCAACATCACATTCTTTAGATATAGCATCACATATAGCTTCTAACTCTTTCATTCCTTTGTCGCCCTGCAGTACTCCTGTAACATATTCCATTCCCTCAATACTGCCATCAGGAACACACTTAAGATTAAATTCAGATGTATATTCTAAATGCCCACTACATGTTTCTATTTCAACCCCAAATGTATAGGGCATTCCATTTGTTTTAGTAAACATAGTGTCTTTAGTTTTGTGTGTAGAATCCCATTCTTCGTGGTTTTCTTCATCATATATCTCTTCTGGAATCCAATCATCTCGATTATCACTCCACCTATACCCACAATTATCTGCAGTATCAGAACATTGAAAATATCTATCAGAATACTCTGAATATTCATAGTTGTCTTGATGAAACCACCCTTCTCCACCTTGATATAAGTTTCCGTATACCATTTCGTTTTCAAGATAATAGCATTCATTTGTTTCACACCACGTTATATCATCATCATTTTCATGGTAATACTCACCATTTGATTCACAATATGTTGCTTCATCTTGATGACACACATTTCCATTTGCTAATGTAACACATTCATCCTCATGTTGTTCATCGCCATGCATATCTATAATATAGCCTTCTTCTATTTCTTTTCTCATAATTTAAAGTTTTAATATGAATAATAAATTTCGTTAGCTATATCATCTAGTGCAGTTATTGCATCTCTTAAAGCTTGCCTTGATTCTATATCTATATCAAGATGCTCTTCAATTTCTTGCAACCTAAGACTTAGTTTATTTAAACCCTCTGCTCTTTCCATATCTTCCTCTTCTCCAGTGTCCCAATCATCTTTATCCCATAGGTTAGCTTGATTGTAAATACTTGAGTGTGAGGGTATTGCGTACCTGTCCATATTATTATAATTACCATATGATTGCCAATTTGTATTTATAGTTTTAGCTGCTGGAATTGGCTTGTGTTTAACCTTAATGGTTTTTATTAATTCGCCCTCTTCCCAAACATATACTCTATTCTTTTCACACTCTTTTACATCTCTTGCTCTTTTTGTTAAGTTTTCAAGTCCTTCTCTTAAAGAGCTAAAGTATGTACCATTTTCTGTGCGTAAATAAAATAATGGGTTATTATGTCTATAAGCATAAAGTCTATTGTCTCCAGCTGTATATAATACCGCTTTTGTACCACCAAACAAGCCCAGCTTTGTAGCGTCTTTTGTTTCGCCAAGTACTTTGATAATCATTTCAGAGTCAACAGCTGTTTTCTTTATATTAAATTTCTTTCCCACTTCTTCATAATTATCTAACACACCATTATGAGCACCTATAATTCCTTTGTGCTGAAATGGATGTGCATTCTCAGTGGTGTTAGCACCATGAGTTCCGTATCTAGTGTGTCCTATAAGAACACTACCAGTTACATTTGTTTTAAGCATTGGATATATATTCATAGATTCATCTAATGTTTTATATATCTTGTTGTTTACGAACATTCCTGTAGAGTGGCCACCTCTGGAATCGTTGTCCGCTAATAAATGTAAAGCTTTTAAGACACTTGTGTCCGCTTTACCTGAAAAGCCTACTAATCCACACATATTTATATTTTTTTCGTTATTAATTAATTCATGGTATTCATCTATTGCGTCGAAGGGTATACCATTTACCCCTTCATCCCAGAACTTAGCACTCATCTTTTGATAAATTTTTGGTTGCTTTTACAATTCTTTTTACTTGTTCTTTTGTTATATTGCTTCTTAAGTTTCCACAAAATAAAAGTTCTTCAATAATCCAGACCATTTTCTCTACTCTAGACTCTATGTCTGTTCCTTTATCTAATTGAACATAAGTTTCTATTGTTTCAAATTTCTTTTTAGTTGTGCCTGAGTATGAATCACCACTAGTAAAATATTGTAGTGGCTGTTCTTTTCTTAAAAAGTTTTCTAGAGTTTCAAATACAATTTGTTTTGTAAGATTTAAATCAACTCGCATTCTTTTTCTTGGAGCACTGTCTATAAGAAATGCTTTACTATTTTCTAAGTCTTCAAGCTTGTAAGATTCTTCTTTGATTTGTTTTTTGTTATACATAGGTATAATACTGTTATTATTTAGATACTCGCCCAAGGCTTCTCTAATAATAGTATAATTAAGGTTATGTTTTGCCATAATATATATTTTAAAGGTTATTAATTGATTAAAAAAACAATGTTGATATTATTACGATTATTATCATAATAAAGAATATTATATCCACTATATTCATAATATCACATTGTTAACTTGCTATTGCCCATACTATCCATATAAGTAGATATATTGTGTATATAACAACAATTGAGCACATTGATACGATTGTAAAGTAAATTATACCCTGCAACCATTTTGGTAAATTTTTCATTATCTTATTTCATTAGTGTAATTACAACTTGGACACTCAACTAAATCTGATTGGTGTCCTGAATAAACTAGTTTGCCATAGCCAACACTATAGC